CGCGGGGCGTTGAGCCCCGACCGCCACCGAATTAGAATGGCGGCCTCCACCCGAGCTTGATGTCGACGCGCTCGGGGCGTCCAGAACGCTCCAAGTGCTCTTTGTCAACGCTTTGGGCGTCAACGGTCTCGCCTTCATGGCCATTTCGGACAAGTCCGAAACCCACGTACGGCTTCGACCCGAGACACTTGAGTAGGGCACCAGGCCCCTCCAGATGGTCCGAAGGGGATTTGGCAACCACGTAGTAGCCCTTAGTTAGGGGGCTGTGGTTGAATGGATGTAGACGCTGGAATTGGTAACCCAGCGCCGACTCCCTGCCCAACAGTGGTGAGGACGGAGCTACGTTCGGGAAGTATTTCAAAACCTTCCCAAGGTAGTTATCCATCCAGTCCGCCGACTTCCACAGACCAGCCCAATAGAGCTGGTTCCGTAGAGCGACAGCGGAAACGACACCACTTGTGTTCTGCCGTTGTGTCGGGAGTACCTCTCGGACCTTGACTATTGACACGTCTTGGCCGTCGTAGTATTCCCGTCCGCAAGACTCCCTGAATCTTCCGATCCAGAAAGACTTGCTGACATTGACTTTGTGCCCGAAGGCACTCAGTTCGTCAACAACGGATAGCACAAATTCTCTGGGGACAATGAGATCGTCCCCAAAGACGCGCACCCGCTCGGAAAACAGCTGAACTAGCTGCTTCCGAGAAAGTGATGTGTTAAGCTCTCGCTGAACACCTGTAAAGATGACGGTCGCAAAGACCATCGCCTCAAAGGGAAAGCAAAGAGCTGAACCCATAGACGCAAACTTGGCCAGGCGTAGTACACCCTGACCAGGTACATCAGCCCTTCGGGACCTGCTGGCATCGACCGCCCATAGCAATTCTGGGAAGTCTTCCAACATGGCCCTTACATGCTGATACGAAACACGATCGGAAGCTTCGCTAAGATCTAGCGTAGCGAGGTCGCCTCTGTGCGAACCTCTACAAGCAAGAACCCTATTGGGATCTTGATCTTCTATTCCGATTATGCGCGAGAGGAAACTATCCTCAAGAAGCGCATCACGAAAACTACGGAGGAGACCCTGCTGCGCATATTGCATCGCAGCAGGCTCAACCGCAATAATTCGGGGTGTTTTGAGCGTCTTAGGGACGGTGATGACCTTCACAGGCATCTCCGCCTCGGGTTCAAGGACAATCAGCTCTTTCTTAATCTCTTCCCAAAAGGAAGGATTAGGGCAGAGGAACTCTTCCGCAGGTAATACGCGGTTGAGTCGAGTAGTCCAGGTTCGCAGATTCCACTTGGCATTCGCCTTGTAGCGGTCTGCGACAGAGCCTGGACCATGCTTTCCGACGATTCTGGCGAAATGGACATCTCTATCCATTTTCGCAAACAGATCATTGAAAAGCAGACCAGACATCCGCTTGAAATCCGCCATGTAAGACGGATCAAGTACGGAGTCAGTCCACCTGATGTCCTGTTCACACTGAACATATTCGGACATTGCTCGTCTCTCACGACGCGGACTAACAACATCAGTCCGCGTGGAGGAATCCCTTCCAGGATCCTCCTGAGGGAGAGCGATCTTGCTAAACATCAACGTTAGTTGACGCAAAGCATAGATTGCTTCAATGTCCGGATCGTCCAGTAACACACCACTAGCAGGATCGAACACACGCTCAAGGAAACCCCCTAGAAATAGGGGGAGCCCAGTAAGAGCACTCTTCCGAAAGGATGAGCACTCCCAAGGAGCGACGATACCGTGGTCAAGCCATTTTTCGATAGCTTTTCCATAGTCCGCCAGGGTTATCGCTAAAAACGATAACCCCTCGTGTTCGGTCCGACTCGTGACGGTTGTTATGTCACGAGCGGCGCTAGTGCAACATCGTACAGCAAGTTCCCTCGCTGTACAGGACCAGAGTGACGTCAGGCTTTTCATGGTCCCCTCCTTTGTTTGGAAGGTGGCCAATCCATAGCTC